CTCCTTACGAAGTCGTCCAAACCATAATGAACCACAAAATGAAAACAGGAGAAATTACTTCTTGGTTTGCCAACTGCGCTGAGTTCCCTTTCTTTGAGGCTGCAAAACAAGGAGCCTAGCTGTGCGTATCATCTTGCACGATGCCCTCAGTGAACAAGAGCTTCGTAAGTTCCCCAAGGGCGTAGGACCACGGGACTATGCGGAACCTGAGATCTCTAGACTTGTAGATCTTGTCAAAGATTATGCAGACGTGTCTACGTTATACCCTGCCTATTGTTTGGTCGAACAAAACCCAAGAGGTCACGACTGGCACACAGACACAGGGAACAACCAACACATGACGTGGTGTACACACACAGCCACCATGTTGCTGTCAGATCCATCAGACTTTGAAGGAGGAGAGTTTTTCTTTTATGACGACCAACCAATCAAGAAATCAGGAGACCTTTTAATATACAGCAGTGACGTTAAGCACAAAGTGAATCCACATACAGGAGACCGTCGTGTATTGCTTATGTTTTTTAAGGAAGGGAGGTGATCAATGTCTACTAGCGCAAAACTGCGTGATGCTTTAGGTAATCGTTTGTTGGCTATTGTGGCTACGGACGAAGAACTACAACCCGCAATGGTCAGCGCTTGCGTTAACTTCTTGAAGGCCTTCCCGCCTCCTGATGATGCAAAAGATTTACCAATGGCTCGGCAGATTTCTGCTAGTCTTGAGAAGTACAAGACCATGATGCCTTTTGCTACGAGTTCAGATGCTTAAACCAGAGTTTGTTGACGGTGGTCCTCATTGGCTATCCACCATGCCCGAAGAAGTGCATCCTGCCTTTGAGGACTTCCGCAACTTCCTGTTCCTCGTGTGGTCACATTTGGGGCTACCGGAGCCCACTAAGGCCCAATATGAGATCGCACACCGACTTCAGTACGGTGTAGATTCCTCCCAGAAAAGAAGGGCCGCTAGACCACACGAGGATCCTTGGGACACTAAAGAACCAAGAGAAGATATCATCCGGTGCTTCAGGTCTCTAGGTAAGTCATACATCACCAGTGCTTATGCCATCTGGAGACTGATGAGGAACCCTAGGGACGAGAAGATCATGGTCGTCTCAGCTACAGGATCTAAGGCCAAGGAGTTCGTAGCTCAGACCAAAGGTATCCTGGAGTCCATGAAGATGGTCTCTTGGTTACTAGACGGCACTAGAGAGTCCGGTGCCACACGACGTGACATGGCTGACCAGTTCGACGTAGCTGGTGGCTCATTGTCTCAATCGTATTCAGTAGCAGCCAGAGGTATCACAGGGCAGATCACGGGTAGCCGTGCGACCCTGTTGATCGCTGATGACATTGAGGTCGAAAGGAACTCTATGACTGAGGACGCACGTCAGCGTATCGTCAGGGTTATCCAGAACGACTTTGTTCCTATTACGAAGACAGAGCACGGTAAGGGAGACATCATCTTCCTGGGGACACCTCAGACCGAGGAGAGTGTCTACAACGTCTTGGTGAAGGAGATGAACTTCAAGTGCTTCACCATACCCGTCAAGTACCCGAACAAAGAGAAGCTAAAGAACTATGAGATGACCAACGTCAACTCTGGTGAGACCGTAGATATCCTGGCGAACTACCTGAAGGTGATGTTCGACAACGGAGAGATAGACCACGGTAAACCTACAGACACACGCTTCGGTGAAGATGAACTGTATGGCATTGAGTCCAAAGGTCGTTCGGCCTTCGCCCTACAGTACATGCTGGACACAAGTCTCTCTGATGCCGAACGATACCCCCTCAAGCAACACGACTTGGTGGTTATGTCTACCAACGTCTTGAAGGCTCCACTAACTGTCCAGTGGGGACGGGACAACGACAAAGATAACTACATCACAGACATACCGAACCTTGGGTTCTCAGGGGACCATATGCTTAGGCCCTTGTTCATCGACAGTGACTGGGAGCCATACGAGTCTAAGGTTCTATTTGTAGATCCAGCAGGCCGTGGGGCTGACGAAACGGCATGGGCCATCGTCGCTGCACTGAACGGGGTGATGTATATTCTACACGTCGGTGGTCACTCTGGAGATCCAACAGAAGCTATGACTAAGATCGCTGTTGACGCCAAGAAGTACGACGTTAACTGCGTAGAGGTCGAACCAAACTATGGCCAAGGCATGTGGGTTGCAGCTTTCGGGCCTATCCTAAGTGACATATGGCCGGGTGGCACCACTGTGGTGGAATCTGAGTGGGCCAAAGGGCAGAAAGAAGCCAGGATCATAGACACCTTAGAGCCTGTGCTGACCCAACATCGCTTGGTTCTGGACGAGTCACTGGCTAGGTCCGAAGCTAGGTCTGAAGAACATAAGTACTCTCTGCTCTATCAGCTAACACACATCACAAGAGACCGTGGTTCCTTAAGGCATGACGACAGGCTGGACGCCCTGGCGGGTGCTGTGGCGTACTACATGAGGTCTATGGCACAGAACGTAGACCAAGCGGCCCAAGCGGTCCTTGAGACACGTTTGGACGAAGAGATCGAAGACTTCATGGAGTGGGCCGAGGGCGGGATGGCAGTCAAAGGGCGTGGGAAACGTAGGGCTGGGTATCGTGTGGAGACGCATAGGGTCGATCTGTAGAACGGCAGGGGCGTTGGTGGCCAAAAGGGCCAATTGAAAAATACCAAAAGATTACTATGGGCATATGTTCCCCGGCCAACCAAGCGACGGCCCCCCCATACCCCCCGAACCAAACACAGCGCGATGGGCTTCTGCCGTTGTGTGGCCAAGCGGGCGCGATAGGGCGGGCGATAGGGCATGATTGACGCTGCAGCATGGCCGCGTGTTGACTAGGTACATTAGGCCATGATGCATTCCGGGCGCTACCAGGCGGGACAACGGCGCTACCAGGCGGGCGCAATGGTCACCGATAGAGCGCGCGGGCGAGCGCTATCGTTTGCAATCGGGCGCACCTTTTGAAACCGGTGTGCACTGTTTTTATTTTGATAAAAGTGCTAAGCTCTTGGAATCATTGCAAACAATTCGTACTTGCCGCTATTTACATTCGCGGCCATACGATGATAGGCTTCACCTAGAACAACAGACCACAACAGATAGGACGACAGAACCATGACCTTAGACCTAACCGCACTAGACGCCACAACGCGCCAGCAGATGGCCGCCTATATCGCCAAGTCACGCAATCTTGTCGACAGTATCGTGACAATCGGCCAAGACGCCAAGACTTCCAAAGGTGAAAAGCTTGGTATTCGCACGGCAGTTACATATCTAGCGCCTCATAAACTCAGCGGGCAGAATGTTTGCGCGATGGCCGAAATCGCCAAGTGTGGCGACGCTTGCTTATTCACAGCCGGGCGTGGCGCTATGAGTAGTGTGATGTTGTCACGACTACGTCGCACGCTAGTGCTGCAGCAATTGCCAGAATTGTTTCTACAACGCTTAAAGCGTGACCTTGTCCGTCATTGTAAAGCCTGCGAACGTGACGGCGTGACGCCTGCCTATCGACCTAATGGCACATCGGACATACGCTTCGAAAACTGGCCGGAATGGGTTTCAATGGTTAGCGCCCTAGTCGATCAATACGGCCTTAAGGTCTACGATTATACCAAGATTCCAAACCGTCGTGCGCTATCCTGGTATGACCTCACATATTCCTATAGCGGAACTCCGGGCTATGCGCCATTCGTCGCCAAGGCCGTTGCAGCTGGCATGCGCCTAGCCGTCGTATTCCGCGACTATGCAACTGTTGAGCGCCTGATCAACAACGGCGAGACATTCCAGGGCCTAAGCATTGTCCATGGAGACAACACGGACGCCCGGTTTATTGAGCCGCAAGGCGTAGCGGTTGCGTTATATGCGAAGGGTGCAGCTAAGCGCGATCAATCCGGGTTTGTGGTTGACGCGTAAAGCGTAATGCAGATTGCACTACAGACCAAACAGAAACCAAGGGAACGAAACTATGATGAAACAAAATGTGAAATTTATCGAAGCAAAAATCGGCAGGAGCTTAAAAGTGTGTGAATTGAGAAAAATCAGTGACGCCATGAGCTGGGGCCTTATGAACCCTATAGATCTAGCGCGCCACATCGGGCTTGGCGAGATTGCGCCATGATCGACCTTATCTCTTACTTGATCGCAGGCCTATGGCTCGTAGGCGGCATAGCGTTCGCCGCTGTATTCACGGCTGGCATGATAGGCCTAGACGATGCATTCGAACGCGCAAGGCGTGGGGATCCTGATTGATCTGATAGTGATCTGAGCGCTTGCTATTGACACGTTATATGCGAGCGCTCTATTGACTACCAGACTACCAGACTACCAGACCACAACAGACCCAAAGGAACAACAGATGCAGATCTATACGATCACGCGCGATGAAATCGAGCGCTACAAGCTTGCAAACAATGACCACGGACTGCCAGACAATCTGGATCTATTGGTTGCGGCTGTGGCTTATGATCGTGCGGACAACCGGGCCATCAACGCAGCGACCGGCATCCGCTGGCTCAATGCTGGACGGCTTGTTGATGACAACGTCATAGACATGGCGAACGTGCCCAAACGCACGGTCTACCGGTTGGTTAATGAACAGCAGATTCGTCGTGACTTCGACAAGCGACGCGATGATCACTTGCGCAAAATGGGGCTGCTGTCATGAGCAGACATTTCGGATACGTCCATCACACGAGAGACGACGGCCTGCAAACCATTTACCGGACGTTTAACCGCAAGGCCGCAGATCTACTGGTCCGACGGCTACCAGGGTCCGAACGCATCAGAGCGCACGAGGCCAGCGTAGTGCTGGCTAAGGGCCAAGGGACCGTGATGTATCGCGATGTACTACATGGTGACACACTGCTAGAAAAGAGGAAAGCTCATGACTAATAGTAAAGGGCGACGCGTCGTTCGAAATGTAGCTACAGGCCCACACACGTCAAAACTGCGGGGCCATACGCAGGTCTTCAGGATCCTACAGACACCTGATGGCGGTCACCCGAAAGAACATAAGGCTCGCATGGCCAAACGTGCTGTGCGGAAGATCTTCGCATGGGGTCGTGACCTCGGTGCTAATAACAATAAGCTTTATCTCAGCTACGTTGCTGTTGAGCACAAAGACGGCAAGAAGGCGCACATATCGGACTTAATGAACCAGCTGAAGGCTCAGAATGAAGCCGCAGGTCGTGAGTTCAGATGGTCCTATGGCCCTCCGCACAAAGACAAGCCGTCAACAATTTGGTCGTTGCGCTATACTAACGTGGACCACACGATCACCGGCACGGCGGTCTATGGACTATGAGCACCGCCCTGCATATACTGCTGTTTTTCATCCTGGGGCTGGGTGCCGCTGGGCTGACATGGTACGTCGTAGACAAGATTGGAGAACTGACAGATGACTGAAGACCTAATGACCAAAGAGAAGACCAAACGACACCCGAACGGCGGCGGACGTGTGTCTAGCACGGCCTATGTGGCTGATACGGCCTACGTCGGGCCAGACGCCCAAGTGTTGGGCTATGCCTCAGTGTCCGAACGTGCACGCATTGAGGACAAGGCGATTGTCTCAGGGCGCGCTAGGGTCGCTGGGGACGCAGTGTTGCGTGGTGCAGCACAGGTCTACGAGACGGCGTTCGTTGGCTCTAACGCCCGCCTTGAAGATTACGCTGAGGTGTTCGGCAGGGCTGTGGTCGCTGGTGACGTAACGGTTTGCGGCAAGGCGAAGGTCGGCGGGTTCTGTCACCTTTCTGGCCGCCTTATTGCATATTGAGGAAAAACTGATGAAGATCAAACTACTAGAGGGTGGCACATTGCCAACCAAAGCCACGTCAGGTGCTGCCTGCTATGACGTGTACGCCCGTCAGGATCTTTGGATCTCTCCGGGCCACACGGCCCTTGTGCCTTTGGGCTTTAGCATCCAGTTGCCTGAAGATCGTGCAGCGCTGATCCTGCCCAGATCTGGCATGGCCTACAAGCATCGTGTGACAGTGCTAAACGCACCCGGAGTGATCGACAGTGATTACCGAGGCGAATGCAAGGCGCTGCTGATGAACCACGGTGACACCAGTCACACCATCACAGTTGGAGAACGTGTGGCACAGTTGATGATCACGTCATTGACAAGCGCAGTCTTTGAGGTCGTCACGCAACTGGACGAAACCACACGCGCCGGTGGCGGCTTTGGGAGCACTGGACGATGACCAACACGCACAAAGAGGCCCAAGAGAATTACATCAAGGCTAAGGACCGTCTGTTTGCTTTGGAATGTGACGACTCCATCCACAGTGAGAACCATCCCTGGTGGTCTGAGGTCAAACGCGCTAGGCTTGAGGTCCAACGCTGTGCTGCTATCGTAGAACAATGGAAGACCAATGAAGCGTACAGCCTGTGAGACAACCAACTGCAAAGGATACCAAGATGTCATCGACAAAGACCAAAAGATCTGCGCCAAATGCTACCTCAAAAGACGTGGATTGGGTATCGACACCCGGAGGCCTATGGCCCGTAGTTATCCACAGCATCCTAATGATCATCGTCGTAGTGAACGCTATCCTCTAAACTACGAGGACTAAAGGCTTTTTGATCACCCAAACGACAGGACATCAGCAAAGATGACGACCATCTATGCAATTAAGCCTTGCTTCCGCCCTATGGGGCCTAGGGGGCCACCCTATGATCGATACGATCAATCGGAAGTACGTTAGTCTTGTAGATAGAAACTAACGTAAAGATCTAAAGAACCTAAAGACACTAAAGGAACCGAAGATGACTAAAGACCCTGACGTATCAACATTTATGTCTTCCATCATCAAAACCAAAGCGCATAAGGTTTATTGTTCGGTCCTCTCACCGCACCTAACGAACATACGGGTGTCTCAGTTGACTAGCTCTGTCGTCGTAGACATCAGAGATGACCTGCTGAAGGTCTACAAGCCCTCTTATGTGTCTAATTTGGTCTCATTCTTAATCCAAACGCGCCATCAGGCGGACCTAAGAGACCTAGATGTGCCCTCTAAGCCTCTAGGACGAGGCCTTAGGCCCCAAGTCAATCATCGGACTAGGTACTTACTAGAGGGGGAGGAGGAGCGCCTCCTGGAGGTCTTAAAACCGACCAACACTCAGAGCTTTCGGCCTGATATTGTCGAGATCCGTCAGGATCAATACGATCTTGTGGTCTTTTTGCTCGATACGGGCTGTCGGTACAGTGAGGCCAGCGGCACACCGTGGGACGCCATCGACACCAAGGACTGGAAGTACGTCACGCTCTATCGGACTAAGGTTCACAATGAAGGTCGTGTGATGCTGACAGACCGCCTCAGGGACACACTGAAGTATCGCTATTCCAAGCGTGGCAACAACCTGTATGTTTGGTCGTCGAAGGTAGACCCTGAGAAGCCTCGGACCTACAGTGTCAAAGGTATCATGCGGGCTATAGAGCAAGCAGGACTAAACCGGAAGCATCTGGTAGAACGATATGGTCGCTTTACCACTCACAGCTTCAGGCACACGTTTGCGTCCAAGCTGGTCCAATCGGGCCTCAGCCTGTATGCCGTATCGACACTGTTGGGACACAGCGACGTACAGATGACCAAGCGCTATGCCCACATGGCTCCAGACCGTGATGCAGCTGAGGCCGCGTCGATCTTAAACAAGTTGAGGACACCTGATGCCTATCAGCAACGCTAAGCCCACGACCAGCTCGTCACTCAATGACCAGCTCGCCAAGATTGCAGATGACCTTAAGACGGACGAGGAGAAGATCCAAGTGGAGCAAGAGCTTGCGAGCATCGAACGTGGCATTCAGCTCATTAAGAACACTGCATGGTCTCAAGGCTCTACGCTGATCGACACAGACGCCGGTCGATCCATGCTGCAAGAGCTGATGGAGACCCTGCGACGACCGATCCAAGAGGACCAGGACATGGCTGCTGCTGGCATTGGTGCCGGTGGCCCAGGTGTTAGGCCTGAGTGGTGGTGGCTCATCCAGTTCATACCCGCTGAGAAGCTTGCGTACCTCACGATACGCTCTGTCCTGTCGATCAAGATGAACAAGATCTCTCTTGGTCGTAAGGCCAACGCGATCTGTCTGGAGATTGGCAACACCATCAAGATGCAGATTGAGTTCGAAGCGTGGGCGCGTAAGACCAAAGACGATCAGCGTGAGAACGGTGGTATCGACGTGGCCGCTATGCTCTTAAGGACCGCTAAGAACATGAACGCCCGCCAGTGGACATCGTACCGGCGTAAGATCGAAGACATTGAGACCCTTGAGTGGACCAAAGAACAGAAGCTTAGGATTGGGGCCAAGCTGCTAGACACCCTGATCATACATGGCGGTGGGTTCTTTGAGCTTGAGTACGTTAGGTTCAGAGGGAAGACAGAACGCCAAGTGTTCCTCACGCAGGCCTGTCGCCTGATGGTCGATCAGATCACAGGTCACGTTGGTATCAACAGTCCTATTCTCAGGCCTATGATCGTAGCGCCACGCCCGTGGTACTGGTCGCCAAGCCAGAAGAAATACACAGGTGGGTACTATCAGATCCAGGTGGACTTTATCCGTGGCTCGATCCACCGGCACACAGGTGATCTGAATGATCCCATCAGCCAAGAGGCGCTGTCTGCTGCGAACAACGTCGGTAAGGTCTGGTGGCAGATCAACAAGCCAGCGTTTGCTTTGATCAACGAGGCCCGTCAGTTACCACACAGCTTGTTCAAGAACATACCCGACCCTGACCCCATCGAGCTACCCGGTCGTAAGACTGATGACCAATGGGCCGATATGACTAAGGTCGAAAGGTCCGAGTGGAAGTACACACTGACCAAGGTCCACAGTCAGAACGCCCGTGACGAAAGCAAACGCGAGAGTGCACTTCGTAAGATCTCTATTGCCTCAGAGCTTATGGCCTCCAGGTTCTCACGGTTCACATATCCTCAGAAGATCGATACGCGCACCCGACTGTACGCCATACCTCCAGACCTGAACCCACAGGGTGACAACCTAAGCCGTGGGCTCATTGAGTTTGCATTGTCGGAACCATTGGGTCCACGTGGTCTCTATTGGATGGCTGTAAAGCTGTGCAACATGT